GAGGACGATGGCTATTCAGATTACCTATACGAAGAGCTAGAGAAGTGGTGCGAAGATTATGCACTTATTGAGGGGGATTCTTACGAGGACAAAAACGCTATCTTCTGTGATGAGAAAAGCGTTTTTAAAATCACTAGCTATTACCTAGATGATGAAAAGGATTTAGTAGTAGAGACCGAAGATGTAGAAGAAGATGTTTTGCGTGAACTTGTAATTAAGGCTTATGTTTAGGAGGTAGAAGAATGAAAATCACATTAGACGCTTCAATTAAGGAGCATAGAGAAATAGCTGAATTGTTTGGGGTATTGGTATGTCCTGATAATAATTGCTTTGTTGAGTGGATTGATGGACTTGAATATAGAGCTTGTAATAAAATCACCATAGACCTAGCCACCGCTAAGATCGACTTGCGCATGGCTATTGGTACGGATATTAATTTATTATATCGTGATTATTATGGAGAAGATGAATTTTGGAGTCTTAGTTATTCAGATAATAAAAAATTTACACTATACAAAGAGCTTCTTGAGGGTGAAGATCATAAAATCAAACTTTGCACTGGTTACCTAAAAAGAATTGGAGTGGAGGTAGTAGAATGAATGATTTAGAGCTATTAAAAAAATCAATAGACAATCTAAACACAGCATTGCTTCAAGTATATCAAATGGAAACTATAGCATCATACGAACTAGAGTTTAAGATTGAGAAAGCGATTGAAGAAGCTAATAGATTAATTGAAAGCGGAGAGATTTAGAAGTGCCTACTCAAAACCAAATAGACAAAACAATGCTAGAGTTAGCCCAAACCATCTCAAAGCTATCTAAAGACCCTAGAACTAAAGTAGGGGCTATTTTACTCTCCAAATGTGGTAAAAAGCTCTCAATGGGTTATAATGGCTTTCCCCAAGGTGTAGAAGAGAATGCCGACCTGTGGCAAAGAGAAAATAAACAACATTATGTACAACACGCAGAGATTAACGCTATTGTAAATTGCAACTTTGAGAAGGAAGGGGCTACTCTCTATTGCACTTTACAACCTTGCAACTCTTGTCTAGGTGCAATCATAAATGCGGGGATTAAGAGAATAGTTTTTGAAAACGAATACAAAAGCCTTGATTTAGGCGTTTGGGGTAAATTGGTAAAAAACATAAATTGGCAACAAGTTAAATAAAAATTTATATTTCAAATATGAACAAATTAAGTCCAAAACAGGAGCGTTTCTGTCAAGAGTACCACAAGACAGGAAATGCAACTCAATCCTATATTACTGCAGGATATAGCAAAACAGGAGCAGATGCAGGAGCTTCTAGATTGTTAAGTAATGTTAGTGTTAAGGAGAGAGTAGAAGAACTCAAAAAAGAAGCTCAAGAAGAGTTTAAAGTTGATAGAAAGTTTTTATTTGATGGCTATATGGAGTTAATCAACAAGCATAAGGATTTAACTCCAGCTGTCGCAAAAGGCTCTTATGATTCCATTGCGAAGATGTTTGGATTAAATGAGGCTGACAAGGTAGAGCTTACAGGTAAGATAGAAGGGTTTAAGATAGTCCTAGATGAAGGAGATTAAGCTATTCAAAAAGCAAATAGAAGCCTTTAAGCTACTGAGTGATGATCACACAAACGAGGTGCTTTATGGTGGCGGTGCTAGGGGTGGCAAATCTTGGCTTGGTAATCTATGGGTAATGGTTGAAACCTTTAGAAAGCCTAAATCTTCTTATATGATAGCTAGGGCAAACTTCACAGACCTACGAGACACCACACTAGCGACTTTTCACAAGGTCATAAATCACTATGGAGTCGCAGAGCATTTCACCTTTAATGCTCAAACAAACTACGCTTATAATATCGCCACAGGCTCAAAGATTAAGTTTCGTGAAATGGGGTGGTATCCTTCTGACCCTGAGTACAACAGAATCGGATCTTATGAGCTTACGGGTGTTTTTCTTGACGAAGCGCAAGAGATTAAGAAAAAGGCTATTGATGTTCTTAGAGGACGCTTCTCAGAGCTTAAGGGCGATGGGTGGGAGTCAATTCCTAAGATGTTTTATTCTTGTAACCCTGCTAAAAATTGGATAATGCAAGATTTTGTAAAACCCTTTGACGAAGGTAAACTATCAAGCGATAAGGCTTTTGTGCAATCCCTTGTTACGGATAACCCTCATATTTCAGAAGCCTACATTGAGAACTTAAGGAAAGCAGACAAAGTAACTAGGGAAAGGCTTTTATTTGGTAACTTCTACTATGACGATGACCCCGCAAAGCTGATTGAGTACGATAAAATACTAGACCTTTATGAAAACACTCAAGTACCGAGTGGAAGCAAGTACATTACCGCAGATATAGCCACAAAGGGGAGTGATAAATTTGTTGTAGGCGTTTGGGATGGCTTGAGATTAATTAAAATCTATTCAGAAGCCAAAAGCACAGGATTGGGAATTATTGAGAAGATTAAAGAGCTAAAAAACAAATATGGCGTTCCTAACTCAAATATTTGCTTTGATGCCGATGGCGTAGGCGGTGGCTTGAGTGGGTTCTTAGCAAATACGATTGAATTTAAGAACGGATCAAAAGCAAAAGGTGGGGAGAACTTCAATCATTTAAAAAGCCAATGTTATTTCAAACTTGCCGAGCTTGTCAATGAGGGCAAGATATGGGTAGTGGATGACACATACCAAGATGTACTTAACGAAGAACTAGAGTACATTAAAAGGGATAATGTAGATAAAGATGGAAAGCTCTCAATTCTACCTAAAGACAAGGTAAAAGAGCTACTAGGACGCTCTCCTGACTTCTCAGATGCGGTTATGATGCGTATGTATTGGGAAGTGAGTGGCAAGATTCAAACTTTTAACCCTAGATTTTTTTAAATTTAATATAAACAAGGGCAATGAGGATTTTATAAAATGGCTGATGAAACTATAAACGATAATTATAATACATACCCTTGGCGTGATGGGGATTGGACAAATATCACTCAAGAAGCTAACAAATATGGCTTTCTTGAGGACTCACTATTAGGTACGGGTGGCTATCGCAACGGATGGTATTTAGTTCCTCACAAGAGGGAAGATAAGAACGATTTGAATATGCGTAAATCAAAAGCGTATTATTCAAATCAATATCGCCCAATTTGGAGCGCACACCATAAACCTATTTTTAAGAATAAAGCGATTCGCACTATTTCAGAAAGCACCCCACAAGGCTTTATAGACTTGTACGAGGTGTTTAAAGATAATTGCGATGGTAAAGGTAACTCTCTTCAATCATTTATGGAGCAAGGCGCAGGAGCGACTAAGAACAAGGGCGCAGTCTTTCTTGTTATGAACAATGACACCGAGATTAATGCCACGATTGAAGATGTAATTAGCTCAAGAAGTGGAGTGCCTTATGTGTTTGAAATCACACCTGAAATGGTGCATAGTTATAAACAAGATTCATTTGGAAACCTTACAGAGTTGAGATGGTGGCAACAAAAAGAGACCTTGACTTATGATCAATTTGGTAATCCTTCTAATTTGCTACTCTCTGATTCTATTACTTCTACTGAGAAGATTGTGGTAGGCGTAAACGATAGCGAGTGGAGTGTTTACGATGGCAACGGCTCAACCTTGCTTCAATCGTTCCCTAATGAAATAGGGGTGATTCCAGTTGTCAGATTGGTAGCAGAACCAAGTGATGAGGTGATTCCTGAAAGCTCTCTTTATTCTGTGGCAAGAATTCAGCATAGGATTTATAACCTTGCTTCAATTATCACCGATATAGCCGATAACCAAGCCTTTAGTATTTTAACAATGCCTATGACTGCCAATAGTGGTGTAGATTATGGCACTACTAAGGGGTTAGGCTATCCGAGTGATGCGAGTAGAAGCCCTGAATTTATAAGCCCTGATGCACAACAACTCAAAACACTAATAGAGCTTTATCACGGACTAATTAATGAAATGTATCAAGCGGGGGTAGTCTCTCACCTTCAAAGATTCCAACAGAGCGCAGAATCTAAGGAGATTGACCGAGAGCGACTAAATGACCTTTTAGGCACTTTCAAAATGCAGATAGAACAAGCAGAGCGTCAGTTGATGTTCTTATTTGGGCTTTATGTGGGCTATGATTATGAGTACCGAGTGACCTATTCTGATGACTTTGGTGTATCAACCTTGAATGAGCAAGTTGATATGTTCATTAAGCTAATGAGTGCAGGAGTGACAACAGGTCTAGCAAGTGAACTTGAAAAGCAGATAGCAGAAAAAGCTCTTGATTTTGATGATGAAGAGATGAAAGCAGAACTCTTAGAGCGCATTGAAATTGAACGAGATATAGCTAAAAATCAAACTGCTATTGAGAATCAATTTTGATTAATGAGAAAGAAGTCACAGAGGAGATAAAGGAGCTTATAAAGAGCTTTGATATAGCCTATGGTAGAGCGGTTGCCCCTTTTACAAAGTGGTTACTAGAAGAACTAAAAGACCCAAAAGGGCGTACAATACGCCAAATAGTGAATGAAGGTTGGGAGCTTTTCAATGTATCTAGCGCTATTGAAGGGGTGATTGTCTCTACTACGATGACTAGCGCAACGATTCAGATTCTAGCAAGTGACCCTGATGCTATTATTAACCAAAAGAAGCTCAAGTCTATAATTAAATACGAACCTTGGACACCTGACGATGTGAACTTGGTGCAAAGGATAGCTAGGGGAAACACCAAAACAAGGCAATGGATAGCAAGTGATATAAAGCGCAATTTTGAGTGGGTGGCAAATTATGAGGAGAATTTCAAAACGCTTCAAAGTTTGGTGAATCAGAGCGGGAAGATTGACGAGTCTATCTTGAGAAAAGAAGTTAGGGAAATGACAAGGGCGATCCGTTCTAGTGGATTCTCTAAAGACTTTGACAAGGAACTTGCAGACCTTGAATTGAAAATCGCTCAACTCTCAGAGATGAACTATACCACAAGTGACACGAAAAAGGCTTATCAAGGCTTTATACGAGGTGTTAAGGGAAAACAACTAGACGCTTTTAATAAGAGCGTAGAGGGAGCCATTAAGAAGAAATCTAAGTATATCGCACGAAGGATCGCGCGAACCGAACAGGCACGAGCTAGGATTGACGCTTATATACAGATGACTTATGCGGACGAGGATTTAGAGTTTTATAAATGGAATTTAGATGCAAGCCATAAAATTCTTGATATTTGTGACATTAACGCTAAAGCGGACTTTGGATTAGGGCGAGGTGTTTACCCTAAGAATAAGCTGCCAAGTCTACCCGCACACCCTATGTGCTTGTGTTATCTTACGGAATATTACCCAAGAGAAGAGCTAAATAAGAGCGACTTTGATTATTCCAAGGGCGGCAATGAGTATCTATCCAAGTTGTCAAGACGCAAACAAAACGAAATCCTTACAAGTAAAGTAAGGGGAGATGCTTTTAGAAATGGCGCCGATTGGAATGATTCCATAAATACAATAGACGGAAGCGCTAAAGTAAAACACCCCAAAACACGCTTTGAAGAAGTAATTACCTCAAAATATTTATAAAAGTGAAAAAGATTAAAAAAATACTTGCATTTGTATTAATTAATTGATATCTTCTAATAAGAACGATAACAAAGGATACAAAATGAACTTTCTAACTAATAAAAACTATTTCGCTAGATTTGTGTGTGACGCTGATTCAAGGCTTGAATTTTCAGTAATTAAGAGAACTGCTAAATTCATTACCATTAACTTATATGGTAGAGAAGAAAAAAGGTGCAAAATATCAAAAGATGAAAATGGGGTAGAATTTATTTATCCGCTTGGATCTTACTCAATGGCTCCAATTTGTAGAGCAAGTCAGGTAGCTTAAATGAACTACCTACCCTACCAGGTGCGCATTAAAGACGCACCAATAGACCAAAGACTAGACATTGCTCTTGAGTACATTGAGGGTATTTGTCAGGAGTTCGTACGCTTAGGTGATGCGAAGCAACCTTTAAAACAAATTAAGCTCTTAAAAGATGCTGAAAAGGGGTGGGAACGGATTACCCGCTATAACTTTGAAATCTTTGAAGATGAGTTTTGCGATGTTTACGAGCTAGAAGCAGATACTTTTTACCATTATATAAAGGATACCTTTTTAAACTCAACAGAGGACGAAGAGGATAGAGCTGATATGGATTTTACTTTGAGAAAGATATATAACCATTTAAAATGGAGTTACGAATGACTAAAAGAGACAAATTAAAACTATTAAAGCTACTTTCTGCATTTGAATCGTGGACATTTTCGGTAAACGCAAGATTCCCTGACTATTTAGCTGAGGGATTAACAGAGATAAATGAAATTTTAACAAATGAGATTTTGGAGGTAGAAGAATGAACCACGATAAACACTATTCTAGCAAGGCAATTGAGCCTATTGAGGTAATAGAAGAAGCGATTAGAGGTATAGAATGAAAATCACACTAGACGCTTCAATCAAGAAACATAGAGAAATAGCAGAGCTTTTTAGATATGGATTGGTATCTTACCCATGTTTTGATGAAATGCATATAGGCTCTTTAATTGGTATTAAGTTCAATAAC